ATATCCGGTTTATTAGACTGTCCCGGCAGACGCATATAAGACTAATAAACTTAACTCTATATGGAGAAAATCAAATGGCTTATACAACCTTTAGCGGCCCAGTCCGCTCACTCGCAGGCTTTGCAGAACCAGTAACATATATTTTTGCAACAGATGGTGCAACAGTTAATATTCCAGCAGGCGGCAATGTAGTTATTCTTTCACCAGCAGATGGTGGTCCAGCAACTGAAGTTACATTAGTTCTTCCTTTAGTTACTAGCGGTGCTTTTGATTTAACACATCAACCAGCAGATGCAAACTACAATGGTATCAAAGGTTCAGTATTGAACTATGGTGCTGTAGCTCACGTATTAGCAGGTACATCAGGTCAAAAAGTTAATGGTTCAACAACAGGCGTTGTTATTCCAGCTGGCTATGTAACTCAATGGGGTGGCAATGGTAACCAAGCTGCACCTTGGGCTGCTACTAACTCAGTACTTTCAACAGCTAGATAATTAATCTTGGGGGCGATGAGCCCCTTTAACAAACTTAAGGAGATTAATTATGATGCAATATGATGTAAAATCTGCAAAGATAACCCAATCTGGATGGATGTTGCCTAACAGCTCAGCTTATCGTACTAGACTAAAACAAATTACTTATGTACCTAACGGATCTCAGTCAGGCGGCATAAAGTTTTTTGATACACAAACCGTTCCAATTACAGCTACATATTCACGCTCAGGAAATACTGTAACAGTAACTTCAACAGCACACGGACTTTCTACTGGAAATAAAATAGGTATTGCATTTAATACATCTAGTGGAAATGCTGCTACAGATGGAAATTATATAATTACAAAAACAGGAGCAGATACATTTACTCTTACTGATTCAAATTCAGGTACAGTGAGTGGGTCTCCACCAAACTGTTATTACGTAAATTCATACCCTACAAATGATCCTAGTGCTCCACCTCAAGAATGGGTTTCATCATTTGATACATATTCTGGCCAAACTAGTTCTCAACAAGTATGGATTCCAGGAGAAGGCGTATTATGTAGAAATGGGTTGTATATAATTATGACTAATACTGTGTCGTGCTCTATATTCTATGGCTAAGAAAACTCCATCTTTAGCAGTTGGACGTGGTGAAAAACTTCCTGTGTCAAAAGGCGCAGGTCTTACTGCAAAAGGAAGAGCTAAGTATAACGCAGCTACAGGATCAAACCTAAAAGCTCCTCAACCACAAGGTGGACCTCGTAAGAAGTCGTTTTGTGCTAGAATGTCTGGAATGCCTGGTCCTATGAAAGATGAAAAAGGTAGACCTACTCGTAAGGCTGCTTCATTAAAAAGGTGGAATTGTAAATGAGTACAGAACGCGAATTAGCCGAACATGGTATTGAAATTAAACATATTCAATCAGACGTAGATACTATTATGCAAGATATGGATGAATTAAAAAGTAGATTAGATAAGATTGAACAATCTTTAAGTAAAATTGAAGGTGGCTGGAAAGCATTTATTTTTATAGCTGGTGTTGGATCTGCGTTTGTAAGTTGGGTAGTTACTCACTGGATAAAATAAATCATGTTAGATAAAATTTTAAACATTTTTAATAAGGAAAAAACTATGGAAGATTTAAAAGAAGATCAAGCTACTGAAGCTATGGTTGAATCAATTGTAGAAGAAGTTAAACAAGAAGAAGTTAAGAAAGAAACTAAGAAGCAAGGCGTATCTTGGTTCACTAATACAGATGCCAAGTAAATCTAAAACACAACATAATTTTATGGAAGCCATTGCGCACTCACCTGCGTTTGCTAAAAAAGCTGGAGTTCCACAATCAGTAGGAAAAGAATTTGCTTCGGCAGATAAAGGTAAAAAATTTAAAGGAGGCGGTATGGCTAAATCAGATATGAAAGAAGATACAAAAATGGACATGGCTCAAGACAAAGCTATGATCAAAAAAGCATTTAAACAACACGATGCACAAGAACATAAAGGTGGCAAAGGCACTTCACTAAAACTTAAAAAAGGTGGCGTAGCTAAGACTGTTACTAAAGAAATGGAATACGATTATAAGACTGGCAAGAAATCATTTGCTGGTACTACTGCACAAAAAGATGCCCACGCAGAAAAAGAAGGTAAGATTGTTGCTAAACATGCAGCATACGATAAAGATATGGACAAGATGTGTGGTGGTGGTATGGCTAAATCTAAAAAATATGCTAGCGGCGGTAAAGTAGCTCAGTTAGCTAAAGCTAATGGTATTGCTGTTAAAGGCAAATCAAGAGGCACAATTATTTAAGGAGTTAATTATGGCTAAGAAAGAAACCCCAGCACCAACACAAGCAGACTTTGATAAAGCTTGGGATAATATCCATAAAGGTAAAGGTAGACTACCTGAAGAAAATGATATGGGCCCATTACCTACTAAAGAAGAAGCTGATAAAAATAAAGATGCAATGGGAAAAGCTATGCTTAAAGGTGCTACTGAAGGTATGGGTGGTAAAGCTTTAGGTATGAAAAAAGGCGGCAAAGTTAAATGCATGGCTAAAGGCGGTATGACTGCTTCTAAACGTGCAGATGGTTGTGCTACAAAAGGTAAAACAAAAGGAAGGATCATTTAATCATGGCAGAAAAGTGGATTCAAAAAGCGATTAAAAAACCAGGTGCATTAAAGTCTTCACTCGGCGTTAAAAAAGGTGAAAAGATTCCAGCTGGTAAACTAGCTAAAGCTGCTAAAAAACCAGGCGTTATGGGTAAACGTGCACGCTTAGCTGAAACATTAAAAGGCTTAAAAAAATAATGAGACCTTCACGTGGTATGGGCGCTATTAAAGAATCTAAAATACCAAAAGGTGCTATGCCTGACAAAATGCCTAAGGGTAAAGTTAAAGCACGTCGTGACAACACAGACTTTACTCAGTTTAAAGAAGGTGGCCCAGTAGGACTCTATGCAAATATGAATGCTCGTAAAAAAGCAGGTACTTCACGAAGTAAAGCTAAGTCCACAATCACACCTAAGTCTTATGCAAATATGAAAGCTGGATTTCCTAAAGGTAAAAAATAATGGTAGATAGAACCACAGGGACTACAAACTTTAACTTAGATTTAAATAACTTAGTTGAAGATGCGTTTGAACGTTGCGGTCAAGAGTTGCGTACTGGATACGACTTAAGAACTGCACGTCGTTCTCTTAATATAATGACTGCCGAATGGGCAAATAGAGGTCTTAATTTATGGACGATTGAACCTGGTCAAATTCAAATGAACCAAAACCAAATTATGTATCCATTACCTGTGGACACAGTTGATTTGCTTGACATGGTGACACGTACACAAACAGGACAGAACCAACAAGATATCAATATTAGCCGTATCAGTGAGTCAACCTATATTACAATACCTAATAAGAATGCAACAGGACGTCCTATCCAAGTTTGGATTAATAGACAAAGTGGTCAAGAAAACCCTACAGATATTTTATTAGCAGAAACTTTAACTGCTACCGCGTCAACAGCTGCAAACCCAGAAACAATTACATTATCAAGTACTGTAGGTTTAGCTCAGTTTGGCTTTATTAAAATTGGTACTGAAACAATTCAATATGGTGGCGTAAGTGGTAATACAATTACAGGATGTATCAGAGCTGTAAATAATACTACACTAGCTACTCATGCAATCGGAGATAAAATCTACGTACAAAACTTACCTACGGTTAATGTGTGGCCTACTCCAGAACAAAGTAATTGGTATACATTCGTGTATTATAGATTAAGACGTATCCAAGATGCGGGTAATGGTGTTAACGTAGAAGATATTCCTTTTAGATTTATTCCTGCTATGGTTGCAGGTTTAGCTTATTATTTAAGTATGAAATTACCGGGTGTTGACCCTAATAGAATTCAAATGTTAAAAGCTGACTATGAACAACAGTTCCAATTAGCTGCGGACGAGGATAGAGAAAAGGCAAGCGTTAGGTTTGTACCTCGTGAAATGTTTTATCACGGGTAAATGAAAATAATAAAAAGAGCCGAAGCAAAGGCATTAGGTTTAGCTCATTACTTTACAGGTAAACCTTGTAAACATGGACATGTTGAAAGACGCAGAGTTAATGATAGAAACTGCGCAGGATGCGATAAAATGCATAAAAAAATATTTAAAGTTAGACATCCTGAAAAATATGCAGCACTAAAAAAATCAGGATACACAAAAAATAAAGAAAACCATCTAGCGCAAAAAAGAATTTATAGACAAAGTAATAAAGCGAGAGTAAATGCTCTTGCTAAAGCGTACAAAGTAAGAAAGAAAAATAGAATACCTAAGTGGGTAGACAAAGACCATATGTGGATGATTAAAGAAGCGTATGAATTAGCTCAGATTAGAACGAAGCAATTTGGATTTTCTTGGCATGTAGATCATATATATCCACTACAAGGCGAATTAGTTTCAGGATTACACGTAATAGAAAATTTACAAGTGATACCAGGAATTGAAAATATAAAGAAAAAGAATAAGTTTGAGATAGACGATGCCAACCAAATACGCTAGCGCCAAGAATTCGATTTCACAATGTGATCGTTGTGGATTTAGATTTAAGTTAAAACAGTTAAAACGATTGGTTATTAAGACCAAAAATGTTAATATACTCGTATGTCCTGAGTGCTACGAACCTGATCAGCCACAGTTAAGTCTTGGTCTCTACCCCGTCAATGATGCACAGGCGGTACGTAATCCACGTCCTGACTTAGGTTATTACCAATCAGGTTTAAATGGGTTACAAACATTAGAAGTTACAGGACCATTGCAAAGTGAAACAGGTGTGCCGCTATTAGGTAGCCGAGTTATACAGTGGGGATATAACCCTGTAGGTGGGTCAAGAGCAAACGATGCTGGATTAACGCCAAATGATCTAGTAGGTATAGGTAGTGTAGGCACAGTAACAGTATCAACAACATAAGGAGAAGTAAAATGGCATTCAGAAAAGCAGCAGACGGTATTACTAAACAAGGTAAAACTAAAGGTCGTAACTTAGGTGATGACGGCGCTAAAGTAGCTATTCAAACAGGTCCAGCTAAAAAGACTGTTGGTAAATTAAATACTGACATGAAAAAAATGGGTCGTGGAATGGCTAAAGTTGCAGCACAGAAAAAAGGATAATAATCATGGCAGAATATAAACAACCAATCGCTGTACCTAATGCAGATATTAGTTTTAGCCAAGACCCTAATAAGTTAAAAGCTCAAGACTTAAATCAAGGTACAGCTAGACAACGTGTTAGCGCAGGAGATCCTGGTTCTAACAAAATGAATAGACATGGTGAGATCACTATTCGTGGTTGCGGTGCAGCTACTAAAGGTACTAAAGCCCGCGGTCCAATGGCATAATAAATGAACTATACCCAGTTAGTTACAGAAATACAAAGTTATACTGAGAATACGTTTCAAACCGTAGATATAAATACGTTTATAACTCAAGCTGAACAACGTATCTATAACTCAGTACAACTTCCTGCACTACGTAAAAACGTAACAGG